TATGAAGAGCTAAAAAATGTAACAGATAACCAGGTATTGCAGGCCAGAGGCATTCCGGTGCTAACGGCAGAGGAAACTAAGTTTTATAACGAGGTATCAAAGGCCGGGGGCTTTGATGATAACACTGTATGGCCGGAAACGATTTTTGAACGGATTTTTGAAGACATTCAGAAAGATCACCCAATTCTAAAACTGGTTAGATTCTCTGCAACCGTTGGACTGACAAAGGTTATCCGCTCCCGCAGAAAAGGAGTGGCCGTGTTTGGACCACTGCACAAAGACTTAGAGGGCCAGCTTGATGCAGAATTCGGAGCAATGGAATATACCCAGCTTGCTTTGACAGCATTCTTTTTGATTTCCAAGGATACCCTGACCCTGGGGCCACGGTGGATCAACCGCTATGTACATTTGTGCCTGGCCGAAGCGGTACGCGATATCTGGGCGCAGAAGATCATTGCAGGAACCGGCAACAACGAACCAATCGGTCTCCTTAAAGATATGGATGGCGCGGTGGTTGGCGGAGTATATCCCGACAAGGCAGCAATCGGCACGCTGACACTGGCAGACAGCAAAACGACAGTCAACGAAATGGCTGGAATGATGAAGGGACTTTCTAAATACGTTCGCAAAATCAGCAAAGACGATACAGGGGAGGAAAAGTACCGCAACATTGAAGGCAAAGTATACTTGATTACAAATCCTGTTAATTACTATGATGTTGTGGCACGGACTACGGTACAAGTGGATAGCGGGGCATTTGTCACTAAATTACCTTTCGTTTCGATGGATCATATTATTCAGTCAACGGACATTCCGGCTAATAAGGTGCTGGCTTTTATTGATGGAGAATACGAAGCGACTCAGTCGCAACCGGAAAAAGTGTATGAATACAGAGAAACATTCGCGATGAAACGGGCCGTATTGTACGCGGTTGATATGCTGGGAAACGGGCAGCCCGTAGATAATTATGCTGCACAGGTATATGACTTGGATTTAAACGGATTGGGGGCATAAAGAATGAGCTATGAAGTCATCGTTTCGTTCGCAGACATGGAGGACGGTTATTTCGGGTACAAGGCAGGTGACGTCTACCCGCGTGAGGGAATGACGCCAACCAACGAACGAATCAAGGCGTTGAGCAGCGCAAAAAACAAAAGAGGCGTTGCCCTGATCAAAAAGAGCAAGGAGAAAACAATTCCTGACAAAGAGGTGTAAAGCGATGGATATTCCTTACGAGATCTTGAGCGAATTTAAAGGGCGGATGAAAATCATGCACAGCGGCGAGGATGACAATCTGAAAGGGTTGTTATCCTCGTCTTTTGTTGCGCTGAATAAAGCATGCGGCGTTTTTGATTTTGACAATGAACAAGGCAAAGAATTAGTGTTTGAAAGAGCCAGATACGCCTATAACAATTCATTGGAATTTTTCGCGGACAACTTTTTGACAGAAATTATTAACCTGACCTTGGCTTTATACGAGGAGGGCGGCGGAGAATGAAGAGACAATCCTACAAAACCCCAGACGTCCACAGCGGGAACCTGAGAACGCCGGTGACGTTTTACGAGTATGCGCCGGCAGAGGGACCGGATCCCGGACAGCAGGAAAAGAAAATCATGTATCAGTGTTATGCACAGGTCTATGCTCCATCGATGAAGGATTTGGAAATTATGAGGGCGACGGGAACGAAAGAAGCCGTAACTATACGCATCCGTGACCCAGGGAGGGAATACATTCCGACCAACAAGCATTTCGCGGAGATGGATGACTACCGCTACACCGGCCGGCGCTTTAGCGTTGTCGATGTTGCCTATGATGTGGAAAACAACCGCATTGTCAAGATGTTATTGGGGTATACGTCATGAGTGCATACGGGAGTTTTGATATTAAGGGAATAAAGGAGCTTGAAAAGGCAATCACCGAAAAATATTCAGGGACAAAGGTCCGAAACATCCAACGGCAGGCCATTAATAGCGGCGGCGACGTAGTCGTCGAAGAACTCAAAAGCAGCTTCGATGCCGTTAATGACAAAGGCTACTCGAGAGGACACACGGCGAACGAGGTCACACGCAGCAACGCGCGAACCTCAAATGATATCGTAAGCGCAAAGGTCGGATGGAGCGGCCCGCAGAGCCGGTGGCGCCTGGTCCACCTGGAAGAGTGGGGGTATGTCCGAAACGGCAAGCAGTATAAGCCGCCGAGCTACGGGACAATTGAAAAGACGCTGAAAAAGCTGGAAATTCCCTATCTTGAGGCGGTGCGAAAGGGGTTGATGGAGTTTGTATGAAAGATATGCTGGACATTATTTATGAAGCATTTCTAAAAAATGGAATAATCGCGGGCGAGTGTGAAGGGCGGATTAAATACTATCTCTATCCAGAGACAGCCGACACATCAAAGCCCTTTATTACAATTCGTCCCATGCGGCCGCCCAGCGCGGCAAATTATGCGTCAGACAAAAATCTAAGCTACCAATTTGCCTACCAGATCGACGTACAGTCGCACGATCGAAAAACATGCAAGCGGCTGCAGCATGAGATCAAAAATGTATTGGAACAATTAGGGTTTACTCAGCAGGCCAATGACGGTCTTGACGAGTACTTTGACGAAACGAAGCGTTTTGTAGATGCAAGGCGTTACTTTAAGACGTCTGATCTGCACGACACCGACTATTAAAAAAGGAGATAAGTATGAGTATCTTAATCGGATTTAAAAGAGCGAAAATTCAGCCGCTCGACAAAACGGGGCAGGCCGAAGGGGATGTAATTGTTGTGGAGGGTACGCAGGATGAGGGTGCGGCGCAGGAGGCTAATATCAGCGGGCTGTCTGCCGAACCTATCCGCGTATACGGCTCAAATGTGGCCTATTATGTTGCGCAGAAAGGAACCGGTGACGTGACCGTGGAATTAAAACTCCTGGATCTTCCAAGCGCGGCAGAGGATCGAATCCTGGGCTACAAAACAGATGCCACATTAAAGGCGCAGTTTATCGGCAAGGATACGGAGCCGCCGTACTGCGCGGTTACTCTGGAATCGGAGGACTCCCAGGGGAATGTTGCAATGTTTGGATTCTTTAAGGGAAAATTCAGCAAATCGGACATTGCATTAAAGACAAGAGAGGGCGGCAACTTTGAACCGACCGGAGAGTCCTACAGCTTCGCGGCAATCGAGAGCGACAGAGGGGACACATCGCAGGGTAACACGATGGTTAAGTTCATCGGCAAGGGCGAAGACGCGAAGGCAGTGGAAGCTCTGACGCTTGCGACGGCGGGCTGACTAGCATAAGGAGGTGCTATATCATGGCAAAAACATACATTAAACTCGAGCAGGAAGACGGAAGCTTTTTGGAGTTTACGAAAGACCGGATCAAGGCCCGCTGGGTCAAAGAGACCTTTAAGCTAGAAAAGAAGCTGGCCGAGCTGGGAAGGAAGGGCGACTATGACAAGGCGCTTGATTTACGTATTAGTTTTATCGTCGATCTCTTTAACAAACCCGGCCTAACGCTGGAAGCAATCTATGAAGGCATTGACAGCGATAAAATCATTACAGAACTCGACCGGATCATGAGCGATATCCTGGGACGCTCAGGGGACAGCACGCCGGGGGAGTCGTAACGCCGGACAAGGCGTTGGAAAGTTACTATAGGATGTGCAGGCAGCTAATCAAGGCGGGGTGGACGCTGAATGATGTCGAAGAAGCGGATTTCGAGACCCTGGTAGAAGTTGTCTGCACGAGTCCTTCAAAAGGAAAACAAAAGAAAATTGATCTGATGGATTACATGAAAGGGGAAGGGGGCAGATAATTCGGCTCCCGTCTCTTTATTTTTGCGCGAAACGAGGTGAGAAGATGGCAGTAGGACAACCGCTTGGACAAATGATAATCGAATTAGGGCTTGACAGCAGCACCTTTGCGTCCGGAATGAAGGGTGTCAAGCAGCAGATCACAACAGCCACAGGCGAAATGAAAGCACACCTTAGCGTTATCGGAAACAGCGGAAGTGCAGTGGACATCCTTAAGGCGAAACAGAGCGGCTTAACCACGGTCATCGACGCGCAGAATAAAAAGGTACAGCTGGCAAAAGAAAAGTACGAGGCCTGCCGTGCGGAAGTCGAAGGTAACGCGGGGGCAACGCAGGCCCAAAAGGACGCGCTTGTCAGAGCACAAAATGAGTATGTCAGGGCCATAGGCGAGCTGGGGAGTTATGAAAACCAGTTAAGGGACGTTACCATTAAGCTGACAGCGATGGAGTCGGGGGTTTACAAGGTCGGGGACGAATTAACCGTTTTGGGTCAAAGATTGACCTCGGCCGGCGACCAGATGATAAACATTGGCAAGACCCTGACAACAGCGATTACAGTGCCGCTTTTGGCGGTGGGTACGGCGGCGGTAAAAGTTACGGCTGACTTTGAGTCGTCGATGTCACAAATACAGGCAACTCTGGGCATTACGTCGGATGCCATGTCTGACCTAAACGGCCAGTCCGTCAATACGATGGATGCCCTTCGTGATCTGGCCAAAGAGATGGGGAGCAACACCAAGTTTACCGCTTCGCAGTCCGCGGATGCTATTAATAACCTGGCAATGGCGGGATACCGAACCCAGGAGATTTACGATACGCTGCCGCAAGTATTAGCGCTTGCGTCAGCTGGTAATTTAGACTTGGATTATGCCTGCCGGCTGGCTGCCAATGGACTGAACACTATGGGCCTTAAAACAAAAGACCTGCAGGAGCTGACGGATAAAATGGCAGTCACAGCATCAAGCGCCTATGGGAGTGTAGCCAACTTCGGCGAGGGTATCTTAGCGGTAGGCAATCAAGCACAGCTGTGCAATGTTAATTTAACAGATACTTACACGGCATTAGGAATTTTAGGTGATAATGGTTACGCGGCAGCTGAAGGCGGCACAATGCTCCGGAATGTGCTGAAAAATCTCTATACTCCAACGGACAAGGCGAAAAGCGCGCTGAAGGAATTAGGAGTCGAAAGCGCAGACTCCAACGGAAAGCTGCGTAATGTACAAGACGTCCTGCAAGACCTCGGCGGAGCTTTGGACGGGCTGACGGCAGATGACCGAGTTAATGTCATGAATACCATCTTTGACACGCGTACTATAGCGGGCGCTAATGCTCTTGTCAAAGAGAGCGGCGACAGATGGAACGAATTGTCGGACGCTATCGATAATTCGTCTGGTGCGGCCCAGCAAATGGCTGATACTCAGATGGATAATCTAAGCGGCCAACTAACAATCCTGAAATCCGGCGTCGAAGGGGTAGGAATATCTTTCGGCGAAATAATGCTTCCCGCAATCAAAAAAGTCGTCTCGGGAGTCCAGGGGCTGGTAGATTGGTTAAACAACCTCAATGACCAACAAAAACAAACGATTGTTAAAGTCGCGTCTGTCGTAGCGGTAATAGGACCTGCCGTCCTGATTGTCGGGAAGCTGACAAAAGGCATTGGAAAGCTGATAACCAATATCGGCGATGGCATGAAAGCCTTTGCCTTGTGGGCGGCAAAGATTACTCATACAGCAACCGCACAGACCATGCAGACGACGGCCACGGCGGCGTCAACCATCGCGACAGGCGCGAACACGGCGGCCAACGCGACAAATGCCTCCGGCTTAATGGCAAGGACTGCGAAAGTGTTATTAGACAGCGCGGCGTCTAAAGCCAGCGCGGTTGTCGAGGGAGCGCGAAACTTAGTAATAGCAGCCGGTAATGGGACGCTTGCCCTGCAGGCGAAGGCCCTGAATGCGTCTATCGCGGCAAAAATAAAAGACAAGGCCGCATCGATAGCAAGCGCGGCAGCCGAAAAAGCAGGAGCGTTTATTACTGGCGTATCAAGCACACAGATATCGCTATCAACCATCGCGACAGCCGCGAAGACAGTGGCAATGGGTGCCTGCACGGTTGCGGCCGGATTCTTAAAGGCCGCGCTCGCCGCGCTTGCGGGACCGATCGGAATAGCAGTGGTCGCGGTTGCAGGGCTGGTTGCCGGCGTGATCGCCGCGGTAAGCTGGTTTACCCGAGAGACAGAAGCGTCCAAAAAGCTAAAAGCTGAAATCGAAGAGCTAACAGAGGAAAACGACGCGTTGATCGAGTCTCTGGACGGGACCGAAACAGCGCATCAGGACAATGTCGCATCGATCAAAGCAGGGACAGCTGCCTCGAAGGATCTGGCAGACAAAGTAAAACAACTTTACGCGGTCGAGAATAAAACGGCTGCGCAGAAAAAAGAACTGACTCGATACATAGACAAGTTAAACGAATCAAACGAAGGGCTTAACTTGTCCTACGATGAATCCGCGGATGCCCTTAACATGACGACGGACGCTGTCTACGGGTATATCGATGCCGCCGAGCTGCAGTTAGAGGCGGAAGAAGCACTAAATCGCATGATCGAGATAAGCAAAGAGCAGACAGAGGTTAAGGAACAGCTCGTCGAAGTACAAAATAAGATTACCGAAGCGACGGAAAACACCGAACTGAAAGAAAGGGAGCGGACAAAAATCGTCACAGCCCTGCAGGAAGAAGAAGCCAGGCTGCAGGAGCAGCATGACTCGCTGCAGACGTCGTATGGAACGCTGGCGGCAGTTGTGGAGGCAGCAGCGGCGGCTGAAGCGGCAGCGGTGACAGAAAGTACCCAGACAATTCTTGAGGCATACGGAACACTGGCCGCGGCCTATCAGGATCTAGGCGCCAAGCAGCAGGAAGCCGTAGACGGGATCCTGGCGGCTTATGAGAAAATGACGGAAGGCCTGACGAATTTAAGTAAGGAGCTTGTTCTCGACACGGAAACCACGTGGGCGGAAATCCAAAAAAATCAGGAAAAAGCGATTCAATACACTGAAGAGTTCTCAAGCTTGTATGCGCAATGCATAGAAGCAGGAATCAGTGAAAGCTATCTGAATGCCATAGGTGTAACAGGCCCGGAATCACTCCCGTTACTGCGGGAAATGATGGCAATGGGGACGGACGAAATTAAGGCGTCCGAAAGCTTGTGGCAAGAATCCTATGGCGTTGTGAGCGACACGCTGGTAGACACTCTGAAAGTGGATGGCGAAGTTGCGGCGGCCATCAAAGAATATGTGCTTGGCGAAAGCGGAATCTACGGAACACTCAAAGCGTCTGTCGAGGCTGCCGACCTGAACGCTCTGGGGCAGAGCCTGACTGAAGGACTCAGCAACGGAATCCTCGAAAGTACGGACCATGTCGTAACAGCTACAACAGACATGTCGGAAGCCGTGGTCAACACGACGAAAGACGTCTTTGACATCCATTCCCCTTCGAAGGTATTTGAAGAAATCGGCAAGTATACGATGGAGGGGCTTGCTCTGGGAATTACAAACAACGGCAACCTCTTAAGTGCGGCTCTGGAACAAGTAATACCCGCGGCCATGAGTGCCGTTGAAAAAAGTATTACAACAGCACTGGACGGGATCGAAAAGAGCTTTAGTGCAGGATTTGGGAATGTGGCTAAAAATGTTAATAGCGCAATGTCAAGTACATCAAAAAGTATAGCCAGCGCCTCGTCGGCAATGACACAAACGATTAAAAACACGCTGAACACGATTCAGACGAATGTAAAAAGCGGCTTAAGCTCGATCAAGGCTACTGTGTCATCCGAAATAAATATTGTTTCAACAGCAGTAAAAAATGGACTCACCACAATCAAGTCCGTTTTTTCGAGCGACATAAACGCGATCTTAACGGTCACGAGAAGCGGGTTCGGCTCAATCAGAAGCGCGGTATCGTCTGAAATGAGCAGTGCCGTATCGATCGCAAGGAATGCCGCGTCAAGCATTGTTTCGGCGCTCAATATCCACGCTGCAATGCGTGCGAACGGCGTATACGCTATGTCGGGCTTTCGCTCCGGGCTGATCGACGGCGCCGCAAGCGTCTACGCGAAGGCGCGGGAGATTGCGAACAACGTCGCGTCGACGATAAGAAATGCGCTGAGAATCAGTTCGCCGTCG